CCTATTTGTAAACCAACATAAGTTATATAAATAGCCTCATCCCCACTATATTTAATATTAGTAATCTTAATAATTTTAGTACGGATACCATTAATATTAAAACATTTACCTTCTAGATATTAATATTTTTCTAATTCAAGCTCTCGAATCGCCTCATTAATATTTCCGAGGCGATTCTCAAGCTCAAATTTTTCATTCATTAACTCTCCTAATTTGCTCATAGTTCTTTTTCAATTCTTACGAATGTAATACTATAAACTCCAGGGAATTGGGCTTTAAGTTTCTTTAAAGCACTTTCTTTGTTATATGCATCAATAAATACCTTGTCTAATTCTTTATCGCCAGCATTATATTGAATATTATATATGTATCTTTTCATTTAATTTGGTTTAAATGTTAAACAATTAATTTAATTACCTCTTAATAACTTTATTGATTTTCTTTGTGCCATTGTCATACTCTATAGTAACAATGTTTACACCGTCAAATGGTTCTGAACTTTGAACGCCTTGCATATTATAATATTGGACTTTCTTTACAGAAGATTCAACATTTGTAATGCCAGTTGGTGGGGTATATGGAGTATAATTAATTGTAATACTCTTGATTCTTACTTGAACATTTGTTGTATTGTTGTTTCCAATTGTAAATGCGGAAGCATTAATTGCATATTCACCTTCGTCATTTGGTTCAACTATATTACCATTTACTTCAACATACACATTTGAATAATTAGCACTACTAAACTCAAATGTAATGTTATTGATAGTTGCATTATTCAATGATGCAACATCAATGGTACTTACACCATTTTCATTCCAATATAATCTTACTTCTCCAGCTTTATTTAATCCAGGATAAAGCTCATTACCAGCTAAATTACCAATTACTGACCATTCAGTGGCATCAAGTCCAACAATGGTGGCATCATTTCCGCCTGTCATATTTGTTGTTGTGGTTCCTGTGTATGCTAAAACTACGGTTTCAGCATTTGCATACAATGACATACTCACAAAGAGTAATAATAAAAGAGATAATAATTTTTTCATAAAATACATTTTTTCATAAAAAAGAGAGATACTATTTATATATAATATCTCTCATTTTATATTAATAATAACTGATCTAGCTTATTTTACAATTACTACAGCAACACGAGCACCTAAGTCTGTGCCAACACCATGAGCATCTTCAACGCGAACACCACGGTTTTCAAGATAATTCTTTACAACTTGAGCACGCTCATTTGCAAGATTTGCATTGAAATTAGCATTGCCATCAGGCGATGCAGAACCAATTATGCGAACGATTGAGTTCTCACCAATCTCATTGAGAGTTGCCTTAGCATTGTCAGTGAGCTCAGTTGATGCATTTGCGAAGAATACCACAAATTGGTCAGCATCATTAACTGTCTTAGTAACTTCCTTAATTACTTCAACCTTTTGTACTTCGGTAATAACCTCTGGCTTACGGCTGCGAAGCTCATTGATTTGATCATTAAGGCGGTCAACTTCAGCTTGTGTATACTTATAAGGACAGAGTGTAAAGTTGTGTGTTCCATTACTGTTCTTAAACTTATAAGTTAAACCTGCTTCAAGACCTACCCAAGCATTACGGGAATCAAATGCTGGCTGATTAGCATGATAATAGCCATTAGCACCTGTCAAATTGTAGGCAATATAAGGAGCTACATTAAGTTGTAATCTATCAGTAAGATTTACATTTACTTCTGCTCCTAACTTAGTAATAATGTCATTAGTATGCATAGTAGTACCAAAGTAGTAATACTCAGCATCCTGAGCATAGATAAAGCCATGATTCCAACCAATACCTGCTACTGCTACAATTTCTACAGGACGAGGTTGTCCCTTGTAACCAGCAAATAAATTGTTCAAATTAACCTTACCATTTGCCATAACATTTACATAGTTAAGCCAATTGCGACCTTGAAAATCGCCTGGCTGTGAACCATTTTCCCAACCGATTGTACTTGAAACACCTACTCCAAATACAGGAGTGATGTATTTAGTCAAGTCAAGACTAGTACTTGCTTGGATGGTATGTCCAAAGTCTTTATAATTGTTACAACCAGGATGTAAAATGGCTGTAACACCGCCTCTCACGCCGATTTGCCAATTGTCTGTAAATTTAGAATGTTCTACTGTTTGTGCGCTCATTCCAAGCGTAGTAGCTAGAACAGCAGCTACCATTAAAATAAATTTCTTCATCATAAAATCATTAATTCAATAAAAAAGTATCTTAATCTTTTGTTATATACTTCAGTATCTCGTCTGGATGCGTCAGGCCGTGCCATTCCTTTATCATCTCATTATCATCATCGAGTAATACTAAAGTTGGTAGAGATTTTACTCCGTATTCTTCACATAAGGATTCATTTTCTTCGTTTTCAACATTTACGGGTTCAATTTCTACCGAATCAAAAGATTGTAATAATTCTCCTTGCATTTTACAAGGAGAACACCAATCTGCATAAAAATCAAGTAGTTTCACTTTTAATTAACTCTATTTCTTTATTAATATACCATATGGCTTTTTGTAAATCCTCTATATGGGTATCTTTTTTATTGCCTTTAAGTCCAGCACGCCATAGATATTTAATAGCATTACCTATACAAAAATCTCTGTGTTTAATAATATCTATACATTCCACTCCAGATGGGTCTGAGCAATAATGAAGTGGATGATCCACATTACTTGTGGAAGCTATATAAGGTTTTTTATTATCTTTTATCATAACTATAATAATCGAATAAATAAGAAGGAATTTTATTCATAAGAGCTAGCCATCCTCTATTAGAAATTTCTTTATTATAATAAAGATTTCTTATCTTTATCGTTCTAAATCTAGTAGTAGTACTACTAGTTTGGTGATTTTTCTCTTTATAAAAGCGGCCTTTTCCTTCTCTATTGTTTTCGCTCTGCAAAGATAATAC